CCGGCGATGGCCTGCGCCTCGGTCTGGCAGAACGTCGCACCGTAGAGGCCCGAGAAGTCGGGGCCGGAGGTGTAGCGCACGCCGCCACGGCTGACGCTGATCTCCGGGAGGTCCCAGAGGCCGTCAGTCGAGCCGCCGCCGCAGAGGTCGTAGATCGTCTCGGACGGTGCGCACCAGCCACCGGACGCGGTGAGCGAGTTGCCGGGCAGACGACCCTCGCGGCTGGCGTAGTCCACGATGTCGGAGTCGCGGCTGCCGGAGGCGACCAGTTCGGCCGGGAAGGACAGGTTGAACTGGCCGACCGGGTACCGCTGGAGTGACGCACCGGGAACGCCCCACGCGGTGGGGAAGGCACGGGCCTTGTTCAGGAAGCCGTCCGTGAGGTTGTCCCAGTCACCGAGGACCTGACCGGTCGAGTAGCCGGGAACGTCCGCGGAGGCGGTGATGACGATGCCCTGGAGCGGCGGGGTCTGGGGGACGACCGGGCGGGCTACGCGACGCGAGAGCGTGGCGACCGTGGTGCTCGCGCTGACCGAGGCGGGCTCGGACTTCGTGGGCGGCTCGGCAGCGGGCTCGGGTGCGGGGTCCGGCTCCGGGGCCGGGTCGGGGGTGGGTGCGGGCTCGGGGTCGGCGGGGGTCCGGGGCTGCACGGAGGCGGCCTCACGGACAGCGGCCATACGGGACACGCGGGTAGTGGCAGCGGTCTCGCGGCCCTCCTGCTCGTCACGCAGGATGCGCAGCGAGGCGACGATCCGCTCAGCGGCGGTCACGTCATCATCGGTGGGCGCGTCCAGGTCAAGCAGGGCATTGAGGGCAGCCTCGCCCTCAGCGATCTTGGCGGCGAGCGCCTCGGCGTCATAGGCGCTGAGGTCCTCGACAACGGAGAAGTCCATGTCGTATCTCCTGACAGGGCAAGCGAACTAGGGAGGTTGAACTGACACTCCGCGCTTGGCGCTGGGAGAACTCGCTACGGCTGGGCCGAGGGCGACATCTGTTCGGAGAGTAGAGCAGGGCCGCTGCGAATAGCAACGGCCCTGCTGGGGTGACATGTTTGTCACCCACCAACTACTTCGCCTTGATGGTCCCTCCACCGGCCCGAATCTGGGCGGCACGCGCCTCGATCTCGGTGCGGAAAGTCCGCTGCTCACCGCGCGGGTTCACAAAGATGAACTCCTTGGGTGTTCCATCCGCGTTCTTGTTGCCCTGGCAGCCGCAAGCCATCAGACCAGTTCCTTCCGTAGCCGAGCCATCTTGGATTTCGGGTCGAGCCCGGCTGCTGTGCGCAGCACGTTCATCTTGCGCCTCGCGTTCCGCGCCTCGATCTCGTCCACCGCAGCCATGACCGCTGCGCTGATGTCGATACCGGAGACGACGTGCGGAGCCCGGTCCACGATCCCTGCCGCGACCAGGCTGATCTGCTCGCCACCGGAAGCGGCCAGTTGGGTGCGCGGGACCAGGAAGCCGGGGACGTTGACGCAGAGGGCGGCGACCATCTCCAGCCCTCCGGCAACCTCTCGCCAGTCACCGGAGAGCGGGGCTGCGGCAAGGGCATGTCGGTCCTCATCCGAGAGGTGATCCCGGACCCGTCCGCTGATCCAGATGCCGTGCACGTCCTCACCCGCGACAACATCAGCAGCGACCGTCCCAGTGTTGTCGTAGTGCGCCGCCGTCGCGGCAGCCGACAAGCGGGGACCAGCATGTCCTGTGCCGAGGGTGACGTGGCCTACCGCGATGTCTCCCTCGTCTGTGTGGACTGCGCCGGTACGGAAGTGGGCGTAGTTGCTGCCGCTGAACGGCGGGGTGACGCAGGTGCCCTTGATGCCGATGTGGCAGGTGCCCCACGCCGCCAGGTGCCCGAAGATGCGCCCGTCATCGGTGATGGTCACCGGGGTCGGCGCGGTCAGGTTCGGGTTGTCGAAGTACCGAGCCGAGATGGTCGGGCGAGCGGAGGCGACGAGGGTGATCGAGGGAGCCAGGGCCTCGGTCACGCCAGAGTGGCGACCTCGCCGCGCCCCGCCACCCTCGCTCGGGGCTCGTCCGGGCCAGAAGCCGGTGGCGTCGTAGTGGCGGTTGGCGCAGTAGCCGTTGAGGTACTGGGCCTTGACGTACTTCGCCAGTTGACTGCGGCAACGGTTGAAGTCGCCGGGGGTGCCCCAGCGAATCTTGGCCGCGCCCTTGCCCCTGGTCCAGTACCGGCGCAGCCGCTCGGTGTCCACCGGGTGGGTGAGCCAGCCGGGACCGTCCTCGGTCTTGACCGCGAACTCGTCCATGTCGTCATCGGTCGCGGCGATGTTCTCGGGCGGGTCCTCACCGAGTTCGTCGTAGGCCCCGCGCAGCGCCGCCTTGGCTTGGCTGATCTTCTCGGGCGGAGCGTCGGTACTGCCGAGCCGTCCGGCAGCGGCGTGCACACCGGCCCGGCTCAACTTCCCGTCCGGGGTGAGGATCGGCAACTTGTTATTGGACTTGTTCAACTTCTCGGGGCCGTCGTCCACCAGATGCACGATGGTCGCCTTGAAATACTGCTCGTCGGTGTAGTTGCTGGCCGACCCGTCCCAGGTGCCCTCGTCTATCGCCATCTCGCAGTTGCACGAGGCGGTCAGGGACTTGTCCTCCTCGCCCTCGGCGGGCCACTCGCCCAGGCCGACGAACGCCTCAGCGAACGCAGGGATCGCGCAGAGGGTCGCGCCGCAGACCCGGCCGTCCGGGAATACGGTGACCGCGTCCTGCGGGTCGTCGCCCTCGCTCCAGTCCCCGCCCGAGCGGTTCTGGAGTTCCATGCTGGCGTCGTCCACGTCCACGCTGACGCCCCGGATGCCCCCGTCCGCGATGAGGCCGATGGCTTCGTCCGCCTCGTCATGGCCGACGAGGAACACGCCCGACGCCTTGATGAGGTTGCCCTCGCGCCACACCTCGTCAATGCGGCCGACGACCACGCCGCCGTCATGGCCGGGCGCGGTCACCTTCTGCCACGAGAGGGGGAGCGGCAGGTCCCGCCAGCGGAGCGCGTCCTTGCCGAACTTCCGGCCGTCGCCGCTCATCACGTCCTCAGGGGCGAGGACGCCGTGCCAGGGGATTGCGGCGTCCTCGTCGGTGACAAGTTTGTCACCCTCGTCCAGATCATCAACGTCAATGTCGATCTGCTCGAAAGCCTCGGTGACGGTCATGGTCTCTCCCTCGTTCGCAGACGCAGCCAGGGTCGCAGCCGAGACGGCGATGACACAACGGCAGTTGATGATCTGATCGGGCGGTGCGGCGGGGTCGCCGGGCAGTTCCATCCGGTACCCGGCAACGACGAACTTGTCGTTGATCCCCACGGTGACCCCGTCCACCTCACGGTGCGAGGTACGGACCCGGTCGTCGTGCATGGTGATCCAGGTCTTTTGCATCGACGGCTTGGTCGGGTCGCGGTGCACCTCCAGGCCCGCCGCCTCGGCCCCAGCATTGATCGCCGCATTGGACAGCCAGCGCGAGATCATCTCGACACGGGACTCGAAGTTCGCGTCGGTCAGGCCGGTCGTCTTTTCCAGCGCGTCACGAGCCTTGGTGCGGAACTTCTGCACGTCCTGGCGGAAGTCGTTGCTGGTCATCTTCCCGGACTCGCGCCGGTAGACGCGGCGCATCAGGCGCTCGGCAGCGTTGACCAGGGTGCCCGCCCACGCCGTCTTGCCCCGGCGCTTGCGCCACAGCGCCCAGCGGACCGAGCCCTCCAGCGCGTTGGCCCCACGGTCCTGGACCGGCCGACGCGCAGCAGCGAACGCGGCCAGGTCGATGGTCATGACGCCGCCGCGAGGAAGGTCCGCATCTTCTCGTAGTCGTGCTCGCCCTGGGTGACCAGCAGGGAGCGGGTGTAGGAGTCGAGTGCGCTCTTGATCCGCTCCTGGTCACAGGTGAACCGGTGCATCGTCTGGGGCAGACAACTCCAGGCGTCCTCCATGAAGCGGTCGAGATCGCCGTTGCGCACCGGGACGTATCGGTACAGGTCGGCCGCGTTGACCCCCGCTGGCCGGACCCCGTACAGGGAGCGCATCTTGTTGCCCGCGCGTTCAAGCGCCCGAAAGACAAGAACCTCCGACGCTGCCGCCAGGTCCGGTGCGACCTCGTCGGTCTCGGAGTCCTCCGGGTTGGGCATGTCGCGGACCGGGTGCTCGTCCAGCGTGCGGTCGGGCCGAGCCTCGCGGGACACCTCGCCGGTCACGCCGAGGTCCACGCCGAGCAGCGCCAGCGCAGCGCCGACCTGCTCCGGTGTGGCGGAGCCTCCGGCCACCTTGCGCAGCAGCCAGGTCCGGTACTCCTCGATGGTCGGGGCGTCGTCCTCGTCAAAGCCGGTCTCGCGCCGCAACGCCTCACCGTCGAGTTCGCCTCGGTCGTACAACTCCAGGGCTTCCTTGCTGCGGTCCGGGCGCAGCCGCATCTGGGCCGTGTTGGCGACGACGCGCCACATCTCGGAGTCGGTCGCGGTGCGGATGTACTTGACCGTGATCGCGTTGGTGACGATGCCCAGCAGCGGCTCGATGTGCGCCTTGATCGCGCTCTCATCAATCAGCCAGCCGGACCAGTGGTTGACCCCGCCCTGGCCGAGCATGATCTCTGGCGGTATCTCCATGCCCAGCGCCAGACGGCGGATCGCCTCGGTGCGCAACTCGACCGCGTGCTCGTCCAGCGGGGACCAGAAGGTCGTGTGGTTCATCTTGCCGATGAGGTCGTCGGGTGAGGTCACGACGATGGGGACGATGGACGCGGGTGAGGACGGGTCCTTGATCGGGCGGACCATCGCCTCCCCGAGCATCTGCATGAACTGGTCCGCCGTGCCCAGTCCCTCGGTGCCGGGGACGACCGGGAACGTCATGCCCTGCGCCAGTTCGAGGATGCCCGCACCGGCCAGCCGTGACTGCACCTGCGCGAAGATGTGCCGGGTCAGGTACTCGATCTCGCTCAGGATCGGCAGGACCGAACGCACCGGGGAGTCGGCCATCATGTGGTTGCGCGGGTGTGGCCTCCAGACCCGGATGACGACGGCGTTGTCCAACTCGCGCCGCTGGCCGTTCTCCTCTTTGAGCGACCACTTGACGTTCTCGCCGCTGCCGCTGTGGTCAACCTCGGTGACCCCGTAGACGCCCCACTCGTCTCCGCCGTTCTCCTCCAGGCCGATCAGGTAGCACTCTCCGGCGATGGTCAGATGGATGCCGAACGCCTTGAGGATCGCCTCCTCGGATGAGTCCTGGGCGGTCAGCAGACCGAGCGCATCGACGGCCGGACCGATGGTGACGACCTTGGGACCGTTCGGTAGCAGCGTGCCGTTCGGCCCCTGTACCTGCTCTATCTCGAAGCGGGCTCGGGATAGGATGTTGCCGATGTAGTTGGCGATGTACCGCAGTTCTCCGATGATGTCGTAGAAGCGCCACGCCTCCGCTTGCCAGCCAGCGGTGCCGGTGTTCACCGGGAGTTTCTGCCCAGTATCGGGATAGCGGGCCGCGGAAGCGGTAATGACCGCGGGGGCGGCTTGGACTGCGGTCCGACCAGACATGCGCGGCATCTACGGCACTCCTCTTGACCGAAACTGCTCGCCAGTGTGACAGCCGCTAGTCCTCAGGGCCACCGTCCTCATCGTGGAACACAATCCACGACGTTGCATAGGACAACGCCATCCAGGCGTTGAACAGCCACCATGTCCAGTGAAGGTTCGACAACACGGCCCACACCAGCAGGACCAATGTGACCCACGGACCCATGCACCAGGGACAGTGGACCAACTTGCTCCACGGCCCGTCCTTGGTCACTCTGTCCCACCACATCCGCACCCGGATCGAGGGCGGGTAGTCCTCAGCCACGAGGACTCGGGTGATGCGACCGGCCGAGAGGACGAGGGTGATCGCGGCCAGGATCAGGTAGAAGTAGACGTTCAGGTCGGGCGGGGCCAGGAGGATCACAGACGCCAGCCCAGGCTGTCCGGGGTGGCGATCTCCGAGGGGCCGTGACTGCCGGATAGGTGGGTCAGCGCGTGCACCAGCGCATCCACCCGGTCGGGCGAGGAGTCGCCCACGACCCATGTCGTCATCTGGTCCTCCAACTCGTTGAGCACTCCGACGTGGTGCACCCTGCCCTGCTCGTAGAGGGCCACGATGGGGTCCGCGCGCAGCGCCTTCCCGCGCCGCGAGGTGACCTCGGTGATCGGCAGGTTGGGACGCACGGACTCCAGGGTCGTGCGCACCATGTCGCCACCGTAGTTCTTCTCGATGACTACCCGGTCGGCCTCGTTGGCGTCGTAGGAGGCCACGGTCCGGGTCGCCCAGCCCTGCGGGGTGTACCGCCCAGAGCGGTCCTCCATGACGTAGTAGTC